AAAACAAAAACGCAAAGACACCAGCAGACGGGCCTGTGGCATGGAGTTGCCAGTGTGGCAGGCCTTATACGGTTACCTGTATTTCAAGCAAACCACAAAAGAAGGAATGGGTTGGGCTGACGGATGGGGAGATTGACATACTGTCGTGCGAGACTGTTAAAGGTAATAAATCAGTCAACTGGCTATGCAAAGTCCTTGAAGCCAAGCTGCGGGAGAAGAATCATGGATAGAGAAGAAATAATCCGCATGGCGCGGAAGGCGGGATTGGCTTACGGATCTGACGAAAAGCCATTAGGTTCTGTAACACGCTTCGCCGCCCTTGTTGCTGCTGCCGCAAAAGCAGAGGAAAACGAGGCGTGTGCGAAGGTGTGTGACGCTGTGCAGAAAAAGAACGAAGACGACGGAGCATGGATGTGGGAAGCGAGAAACTGCGCCGCCGCCATACGAGCAAGGGGTAAGCAATGAAATTCAGAAAAAAACCCGTGGTCATCGAGGCCACGCAGTGGTTCAAGAATGGCGACCACCCACAAGATTTCAGTGAACGCGGCCGAGGTGGGCTGACCGAAGGAAAGGTCGTGCGCTACTACCGCACGCCAGAGATGGATGGACAGACGAAATGCAACCACTGCGACCAGATCATGCACGTTCACGGCTGGATTGACACGCTGGAAGGTGGCCACATCGTATGTCCAGGCGACTGGATTATCACGGGCGTGAAGGGTGAGCACTACCCATGCAAGCCTGACATCTTTGAAGCAACCTATGAGAGGGTGGAAGGATGACCCAAGAAGACATCATCAAGCTGGCGCGGGAGGCTGGGCTGGCAGAAGGTATTGCGGACGGCTTGAATGGGGAGTGGAAAGCCGAAAGAGAGTTCCTTGAACGCTTCGCCGCCCTTGTCGCAGCAGCAGAGCGTGAGGCGTGTGCGAAGGTGTGTGAAGAGCGGCAAGAAGTTTTTCAAAAGTATTACACCAAAGGTCTTGCAGGAATGTGTGCGGAAGCTATAAGAGCAAGGAGTGAGCTATGAGTGGCGATCACAACATGTTCCAGAAAGCCACCTCTTATTTATCTGGTAACGCGTTTTGGCGCACGCCAGAAGAAGACCCACCGCCCATCGGTGTGAAGATGTTGTTACTAAACCCCGGCGGTGTGTGCATCGTTGGCACGTGGGTTGACTGGGCCGTGGCTTGGGCACCGTTACCAAAAGTTCCAGAACACATTAAACAACTACTCATGGAGAGAAAAACCCGTGAACCCTGATACAAAAGTTATTGTTAAAGCCACGGGAGAACAGAGGTAAGCAATGAAAACAATGAGCATCCACAAACTCAGAGTGCAAGCCAAGATTGATCGAGGGCAAGCCTGCTTGCAATATATGCAGACAAGAACCTCGCCAGTCACTCTCAAAGAACTAGCAGGAAAGCTAGGAGTGACAACTAAGTCAGTCTCGAACTCACTCATGCCACTGTTAGAACAAGGAGTGATCGAAAGAGAACTAATGCTTCGTCAGTCTTCTATCTGTAAGAAGCTAGGATGGGCTTACGCTTACTGTATTGCAGACAAGAAGATGAAGAAACCTATCAGGAAAAAGAATCTAATTCTAGAAGAAGAGAATCTTAGTTTTCATAATCCCTTCAACATCAACCCCTAGGGGTATCTCCACGCAAAGACCCCCCTACCCCAGAGCTAGCAGGGTAGGAAGGGTCGGTTCTCCACGGGTGCAAGCACCATCCCCATGCTAGTTTCCTAGCCCCTCGGCTTGGGGATACGACCAGCCGACCGGATTATTCGGGAACTGCCCCCTAGTCTTACGACATACCGGCTACCGCTTTCACTCCACGCAGCCACGGTTCAGGCTCTTGCTTTCGTATGGAGTACGGTCTGAGGAGAAACAAAAAAGCCGTTAAGGATGTCCCTGGTGGTGTTTCCTTGAGGGGTAAGTTCAAGGACAGGAACATGCTTAACGGCTCTATCTGCACCACACAGACAAGTGAAGCATAACCAACAAACAATAACCTTGCAAGTTATCCGACGAATGGTTGATTTGAGTATGCTTAACGTAGGTTCCTAGTGTGTAGCTATGCTACTATTCATTCTGTTGTACCTAACCTAAACCGGAGATTTGAAGATGAAACTAGATTACTGGGAACAAAAGGAACTCAGAGATGCGATGGCAAAAGTCATTGAGAGAGCTGCTTGGGCTAGCAGATCAATGTGCTATCGCAGTGCGGTGCTTGAGCCTTATGCCTTCGATGACGTTGAAAAGCTCATGTCAGAGATGGAAGACATGAAGCAACTCTGGCTATCCATGAAGCGTAAGGATGTCACGAAGAACATCTCAACAGCATTTGATGAGGTGGGAATATGAGAAGCGTTGATGACTTGCTCTTTAGGGGCAGGATGCAAGATCGAGACTGGATGAGGGTTTATGACTATGAAGAAATCATGATCGTTCCTCACTACACTCAAAAGAATACCTTTGTGCTTCCAGGTGGAAGGCTGGTTAAAGAATCTGATCTGAAGAAAGCAAAGGCTAGGAAATCTATTAGCTATCTATGACCCAGGGCTTGGGCAAAACAAGAAGGGGTGAGCAATGATTTACACGTTTGAAGAACGAAGCAAAGCAATCTTTGCAACGGATGCAAGACAGATTGCAGACGGTCATGCGGCTGAGGTTTATCTGAAGAAAACCGATCAGGCTTATTGGGAAGAACGTAACAAGTTTGACCCTGCAAGCCAAGAGCGTATGAACTGGGGTTTGCTCTTGCAAGAAAGTATCGGCAGAGAAGCCTCTAATAGGCTCAAGGTTGCATTAAAAGATGCTGACTATGAGCTAACTCATGCCAAGCATGGTTGGATGCGTAGTCACTTTGATTTCATCTCTGAAGATGGCAAGACGCTGGTTGAAGTTAAGAACTACAACGCGATGAAACGCAACCAATACGATCCAGAGACTGGTCTGATGCCGGTTGCTGACTCAGTGCAGTGCATTCATGAGGCAGCTGTGCATAACGTGGAGCGCGTTGTTTTGGCGGTGCTTTTTGGTGGGCAGGAGTTAGTGCTCATTGATAAGCAGATTACCGAGGAAGAAAAAGAAAGGCTTATTAAGTCTGAAGCTGCCGTATGGGGGGCGATTCAGGCAAGAACACCACCGATGCCTACAACGCCTGATGAAGCTAGAAAGCTATTCCCATCATCAACCGATAACAGTGCTTTGGCTAACTCGCATGTTGAACAAGTCGCAGCACAGCTCAAAACCATTAAAGAACATATCAAGAAACTCGAAGAGCAAGAAGCAAAGCAACAGGCTTACTTGCAAGCAGCCATGAAGGATGCAAGCTCGCTTGTGACTTTTGATGGTCGAGTGCTTGCAACCTGGAAGTCTGCCAAGGGTTCGATGAGCTTCGATAAGTCAGCACTTGAGAAAGAGATGCCAGAGGTTTACCAGCGGTACATGAAAGAAACAACAGGCTCACGGAGGTTCTTACTCAAATGAATTTCTTAGACGCATTCAAAGCTATGAGAGAAGCAGGCTGGCCTGATAGCGATGTCATTCGCTTGCTGTCTTGCTGCGAACAACCAGAGACTGCTCTTGAGTTTGCAAGCTATTGCACGGCTATGAAGCAAGCCTGGGACATGCTGCAAGCCCTTGACCCAAGAACATGCTCTGCACAGTTTAGAAATGGTTCCTGGGGATTTGAAACGAAACCTGATGTCATTCAGATTGGAGACTGGAATGTCTGAACTTGTTAATACCTCACAGCTCGATCCTGTTGTGATCGAATCGATTGTCACTAAAGGAGACTTAAGTGCTTTGTCTGAACGACAACTCGTCAGTTATTACAACTATCGATGTGGACAAGTCGGTCTTGATCCCAGTGCAAAGCCTTTTGACTTGCTTGTGCTTAATGGAAAGAAAGTCTTGTACGCAAACGCTGGTGCCACGCAGCAGCTATCCAGTGTGCACGGATTGTCCACTGCTATTACTAACCGAGAACGCATTGAATCAATCTATTGCGTTTCTGCGCGAGTCACTGGAAAAGATGGAAGAAGCACAGAGAATCAAGGGGCTGTGGACATTGCAAACCTCTCGGGAGAAAAGCTAGCCAATGCCATCATGAAGGCTACAACCAAGGCAATCAGACGTACGGTGCTTGCTCACTGTGGATTGGGGATGCTCGATGAAACGGAGATTGAGACGATTCCTGGTGCTGTCGCTTCGCCAATGCCTATGCCGGTCACTGTACCTGTGCCAGCGATTTCTGAGGTCTTGGAGAAAAAGCATAAGGTCTTGATACCGCAAGGCGATACACACAAAGTGCATGAGTCTTACGACGATGAGCACCAGTGGCAAGACGGTTTCTTTGGCTTGATTGGCAAGATTGCGAGTAGCCCGAAACTTTCGTCAGAGGAGAAAAATGCCAAGTTGGCAAGTCTCTTTCGGGTCAACGAGCAAACCTACAATTCGTTTAGCGGGGTTGCAGCCATCGAATTTAAGAAGCGCTGTCACGATCATGAGGTCGAGGCTTACGTCACAAAAAAGGTTGTGACTCTGGACGAGATGAAAGACGACCTCGAAGTGGCGTTCGACGAATGACACAGACTGAAGCAGTGCTTGAGCGGTTGCATCATGGGCCGCTTAATCAGTTGCAAGCCTATGCTGAAATCGGTACGACACGGCTCGCAGCCAGAGTCGATGACTTACGAAAAGCAGGTCACATTATCAACACACAGATGATTACTTCCCCAAACGGCAAGACATTTGCCAACTATCACTTGATAAGGAAACAACATGGCTTATGAACATCAACCAGGACAAGGTGCAATCTACAACGTTAAGAACAAGAAGCATGAGAAAGCACCAGACAGAGATGGTTTGCTCATTGCAGACCAAGACTACAAGCGTGGTGACGTTATCAAACTATCTGGGTGGACTAGGCGTGGTAACTGGGGTGAGTTGATCTCAATCAAGGTCAACAACTGGAAGCCAGGTGATGCACCACCAGCAGCCAGAGAGGTTTACAGCTCAGACAGCGATGTGCCGTTCTGACCATGATATGCCCTAAGTGTGCAACAGAGGGTCAATTGAACGATAGCGTCGTACTTGATTCACGGCGCTACTACGACAGAGACAATCTTGCTAATACATGGGTGACTCGCAGGCGTAGATGCGTTGCTTGCGGTCATCGATTTACAACCTATGAAGGGTTAAAAGGAGAGGGTCAGCGTCGTTACATCGAAGCCTATGACGATTCAGTCAGAGAGGACATGGCTTGAATGAGTTGGCTCTTTTCGCAGGCGCTGGTGGAGGCATACTCGGAGGACATTTGCTCGGATGGCGCACGGTCTGCGCCGTCGAGTGGGAACCCTACGCAGCTTGCGTACTTGCCGCCAGACAGAATGACGGCATTCTCCCGCCTTTCCCGATTTGGGATGACATTCAGACCTTTGACGGCAGACCGTGGCGAGGCATTGTTGATGTCATATCTGGCGGCTTTCCCTGTCAAGACATCTCCGCAGCAGGAAGGGGAGCCGGAATCGAAGGTGAGCGATCTGGAATGTGGCGAGAAATGGCGAGGGTCATTCGTGAGGTACGACCAAATTACGTTCTCGTGGAAAACTCACCAATGCTCGTTTCTAGAGGACTCGGAACAGTTCTTGGAGACTTGGCCGAAATGGGGTTTGATGCGAAATGGGGAGTGTTGGGAGGTGACTCCGTTGGAATCAACACGAAACGCGACAGAGTTTGGATTCTGGCCTACTCCAACAAAATCGGATGGGGTTCAACATGGCAAGGAAAAGTGGATAAAGAATTCAAGGTCAAAACGAATTTCCCTTGGAAAGTCAGCGCCGACAGAGAAGATAACTTACGTCTATTTCGAGAGCGGTATTCCGATGAAGTACTTTCCAGAACTTTCAGAGGAATTGATGATATGGCCCAGAGGATGGACGCGCTTGGAGCCATTGGGAATGGACAGGTTCCAGCAGTGGCGGCAACAGCATTCAATTTATTGAAGGAGCAATCATGGTCTTGACTGACTCAGAACGTATCCAGACCTTAAGAGAACTAAATGACGAACTAAGATCGCACTGTGCAAAGCTAGAGCACATGCTTTCAACGCGTGATGAGTTCCTTCGATCATTGTGTGACCCAGACTTACTTGGCTATGCTGTCAATGATGAAGTCAGGCATCACGCTTACAACCTCTTAAGGAAGCAAATCAATTGAGCAAGCTAGGCAAAGACCGAGGCGCTTCTTACGAACGAGAAGTCTGTAAAACGCTCTCAGATCGATTGGGAACGAAAGTAACCCGTGTACTAGGGCAAGCAAGAGATGGTGGCTCTGACATCGATCTAGGGCCGTTTATGATCGAATGCAAACGTCGTAGGAAGATTGCTCTTTATGAGTGGATGGAGCAAGCCATTGTTTCAGCAGATGGCAAGCAAATACCTGTGGTTGTTTGCCGAGGTGATGGCAAGGAAAGCCTGGCAGTGTTCAGGCTTGACGATGCTATCTTACTGATGCAGAATGAATTGTAGTGTCTCCGCTCAGTCTGAGAGTTAGGTTACGCCGGAGGCAGGCGTTATCAGACAGCCTCAACCCCTCAAGTGGCTTCCCGACGAGCCTTTTCCCCGTCCTAGCGACGGGGTTTTCTTTTGGCAGTCTTGGCAGCTTCTCGAAAATTTTTGGCGGTGGGAGCGCCTTTACTACCGACCTTCCTCATCCGCTCGCCACTACCAGCAGCAATCCTTGCTTGCTTTCGATGAATGTTTGCGTATAGACCTGGTTTCATTTAACACCTCCAACGTCGTCTAGCAGCCTTGCCTCTTGGGCCAGACCATGATTGTGACCTTGCACAGAAACTCTTCTTCCTGGCACGTTCTTTAGGCGTGCGAGGGTTAGGTGCAGGTGCTTGCAGATTAGAGCCTGTAGCACGGTTATAAGCCTTCCTACCGGCTTCTGTCATGCCACCACCTTCTGACACAGACTGGAAGTGCCTGCCTTTGCCTCTGGTGGTCTTTGAGATTGGGTTTGCCATGATTACCTCATCAGCATCGATTCTGCTTGCCTGCGTCTTGTTAGCCCTGGTAACACCCTACCAGCAGCTTTATTCCATTTCAAGCACTCACTGGCAGCACCTTCCCAATCGCCTGCGTCCACACGCTTCTTAAAGGTACTGATGCGGTAGTTACCTAGACCACAGTTATAAGCCCAAGATAGCACTGCTGCAAAGCGGCGAGGCGAGGCTTGCAAGAGTTTGGGTGAGAGTCTTATTAGTCCTTGACTGAAGTGTTTGACATGCTCCTGAAGACGCTGCTCGGCCTGATCTTTTGACCACATAGTGCCTGGGCCAATCCCACTACCAGTAGAACCATAGCCAATAGTCCAAGGCTCAGCACCAGTAGCGGGGTCAGGATAAGCAACACAATCCCCATTGGGAAGTCTGCGAGCATAGCCCTCGAACGGTTTAATGAGCACATCAACCGAGAGCTTAATGCCTTCATTCACTTCTGATATTTTTCGATGCTGCGTCCAACAAACCAGAATGACACGCACATGTTAAAGAGTGCGAAGTCATCTTCATCCCAGCACTTCAGAATAACTTCATGCCAAGGCGCTTGTGTTTGAAACGCCAATACCATCGTAGACGCTTTGACTGCTGCATACATAAAGAACAGTGACCAGGTGATGCCAGGGCGAACCAGAGCTGAAATAGCAGCCACCACCTTACCTGCTTCTTTAGCTGTCTGAGCTTGTTCCTCAAAGGCAGCTTTAATCGTATCCAGTTGCTGAACAGAGTAATCAACATACTTTTCTTCCATACGAAACTGACCTTTGACTTTCTCAAGATCAGTCTGTAGTTGAAACATATTCAACTCATGGCTGCGTTCGTTTTTCTTGTCGAGATACTTCAGTATCTCTGGAGCTAGTCTGAATAGACCACCAAAGATAGAACCTAGAAGACCGCCGCCAAGTAACTCAAACATTACTTGCTAAACAACTGGTCGATGCGCGAATGTGCCTTGTTGGTTGAGTCATGCAATATTTCAACTCTTGCTTTCAAATCTGCTAAGTCAGATCGAATAGCAATGTAAGCACCAAGAGCGCCAGCACCTGCGCCGATCAGGGCTTGCAAGACGACTGAAAGAGAGATTTCCATTTACGACAAACCCTCTCCAGGGCAAATGTAGCAAAGGCAAGTGCTAGACGCTGCAATGCCTGCAACATAAACGACATTGCTTGCAGAGCATTGAATGCCCGTAAGAACAACTCGTGTACCAGCAGGAATCACATGCACATCCTGTGCGGTGCCGGTAGGAAACGCTGCTGTTACCGTGTTATCTCTGCCAAAGGCAATGGCAACAGCATTTTCTCCAGTGTTTGTAATGGCGTATTGCTGGGCTGGCGTATCAACCGTTACTTGCACATTCGAGGATGTTGCAGCAGCGGTTAATAGAACAGAAGCACCCGTTGCCTGAAAGGCGATATTACTTGCCACGCTTAGTCCCCCACTGCTCTGCCGCAGTCATCGTGCCATAGCATGGAGCGCCATTGGTGAACTTAGGCTGGAAGTTAGGAGTGACTTGCTTAGGCTTGGCAGCAACAGGTTTAACTAGAACTTGTTTGCTCACTACTTTCATCATGCTGATCATGTTTTGTTTCCTTGATCAAGGAGGGTAAAAACACCGCAACCGCAAAGATACTGAGCGTTGCAATGCGCTCGTAGTTCGGCCCCCACATTGTCCAACATGCAAGAGCAAATGTCATCGCTAGCGAGAAGATCGTCAAGATTCTAGCCGTGACAATCTTCAATGCAATCCGTACTACCTTCAAAAATGTCGAGTCCATGTTCAGCCCCATGGTTAGTTAAGGTTCGCAGATATTACCTTAACTCTCTTCATCTTCATCATGGTTCATAAAACCACTTCCCCATGCTGCATCATCTGCCTTCAACCGAATCGCTTCTAACTTCAGTGCTCGGTCAATCACTCGCGTCTTATCAACCATCGAAGCCTGCGGGTCAGCCATGACCTCTGCTAGTAACTTACTGATTGCTTCTTCTAGCGCTGGGTTAATACCCGCTTGCTTTTTCTTCATCGAGTCATTCGACGCTTGGGCTGACGCTCAGGCATCTTCTGTGCTGGAACACGACCAAGCGCACGCTGTGCAGACTCAGAACCTGCCACTTCATTGCGACCTGCCTCAGCAGCCTGTGCTTCTTGGCGCTTCATCATCTCTTTATTGCCTTCTGCTTTCATCATTGCATCGTAGTTCATCGCATACCTCTCTTCGTTTTGCGAGCTGTGGATAAGGCTATTGCCGCGGCCTGCTTGACTGCTGCACGTTTACTGCCAGGGCGACTGGTACCAATCTTGCCAGTATCTTTGAATTTGCGCACCATCTCACCAATGTTAGTTGAGATCGTCTTTTGACTGCTACCTTTTTTAAGGGGCATTCTTTTCTCCAATCAATGACATGATGTCGGCAGCACCCGTTCCAGCCTCTGCTGAGAGTATGTTTCTAGCTAAACTCATAATGAAACCAGGTCGCTGACGCTCAGGCGTTTCAAGAACTCGGCGTAACTCTTGAGGGTTTGATACGATGCCTGCAACAGCTCGTCTTAGTGCTGCACCATAGTCGCCTCGAAGCGCTTGCGCTCCAAACAAACCTCCGACTGCTGTCGCTGGTATACCGAGGGCGGTATAAAGACTTTGACCCCCAAGACCTGCCAAAGCGCCTCCAAGAGCCAATACGCCTGAAACTGTATATTGCCCAGTTCTTGCCTTAAGAACTTCTTTGCGAATCTCGTCAGTAAACGCTTGTTCAGGAGTCATCGTACCGACTGCTTTACCAGCAGCAACCGTTGCTCTAGCAATTGCTTGCCTTGCCGTATCAACAGCTTCAACTAACGCACGAACTTCTGCTAACTCATCAGGTCTGTACAAGCCAGAGGCTCGCAGCGCAGGTTCAATATTTCGATTAAACATGCTCAAAAGCCTGTTCTCATCAACACGAGATAGGCTTTCTCTTACAGCAGACTTAAACGCCTCGGCAGATTCAGGAACTTGGCGCACAGCGTTTGCCATAGCCTCAATATCTTTTTGGCTACTTGTTCCAGTTAATCGTTGAGTAAACGCATCAGTAGCGTTCTTGTCGCCAAAGGTAAGATTTCTTCGTATTGCATCTACTTCATCAGCAGTTTGCTTTTCAATTTCAGAAACCCTTCCTGCTAACTGACCTCGCGCTTCAGAAACTTGTTGCCGCATTCTCTCTGCTGCGCTTTCTTTTGCTAAACGTAATGCTTCTTGCCTTGGTTCAAGGAACCTTGTTACACGTTCGGCTGCTCGCTTTGACAATTCTTCAGCAGCTTTAGCGCCTTGTTCACGAGCTTTTGTTGCAGCAGTAATTTCTCCAATCTGTTGCGGCGCTAGCTTTCCAGCCAGTTGACCTATCTCTGCTTCTGCCGCTTTACCAGCAGCGCCAAATCTAACCGCACTTGCTTCGGCTTGCGCCAAATTTGCTTGCAAGTCTGTTAGTTGCGATCTAAGGTTGCCAAACTGAGGAAGCGCCAACCAGTCTCGATTGCTATCAATGACTCTAGCAACATCTTGCGCTGTACCACCTCGCATCTGATCGTTAAGGTATTTTGATGCAAGGTTGTTAACTAACGCTTGATCACCGCCAACAAGATCGGTAAACGTCCTTACACTTTCTTGTGAGCTAAATAGCTTGGAAGGAATCTTTACTGGATCAGTAATAAATCGCTCGCCAAAAGGTGTTTGCTCAGTAAGAACCTTGCCTTGCAAGGTGTAATACTGGTTGATTGGCTTACTAGCTTGCGAGTAGTTTGTTAAGTAACGTCCCATTAGATCGTTGCCAACAAAGTCACGCTGCATCTTTTCAACAGCGTTTGCTAGCTGCGTTGCCTCTGTAGCACCTATAGCAGCAAAACCTTCATCAGCACCATAAGACCTGTCTCTTAAACGCCTGCGAATTTCTTCCAACGTATTAAACGAAACAGGCTTAGTAACTGTCATCACTTGGCCTGTTGCTTCATCAACTTGTTGAGTGATTCCTGTTACATCACCCAACAATTTTCTTAAAGCAGGCGCTCTTTGCGGGTCAACCTGCCCTGGCGCTGCACCACCGCCAAGTTTTTGCTTAATTAAATCGCTGAACTCTGTTGCGGAAGGAACGTCAGCAGCGCTCTGATTGCCGCGAGCCGTTACCGCCTTATTGATCTCATCTAAATCACTTTTAACTTGAGCTGCCCTAGTTCCTTTTAACGACTTAAGTCTTGCATCGGCAACATCTCTAGCTTCTTGACCAATAGGCGTAAGCGTTACTCTTTCACCAAAAGCACCAAACCCACCTGCTGCACGCTCAGTCTCTTGTGCAGCCATTTGCCTAGCTTCTGCTTGCCTGCGAACCAGATCATCAATTTGCCCACGAACACGCATTGCTTCTTGCTGTGCAGCATCTGCCGCTTCTTGTTCTATACGTCTAGCAATCTGTTCAGCTTCTTGAATTTTTTGCGTGCCAAGACCAGCCGCATTTTGACGAACTCTTGCGCCTGCTTGAAACGCTCTATTTACAGCAACTTCCGCATCTATGACACTTTGATCTTGTATGCCGCGAATACTTCTGTCAAAGTCTTGCTGCAACTTTTGTACACGATCTGATGTGGCTGTGCGTAAATCTTGAATCAATTGATTTGCACGATCTTCAAGCTGTTTGCCAACCGTTGCCGCATCGCCAGCACCTGCGCCACCTCGAAGTTGTTCTTTAGCGCCTGCAAGACGTTGCTGTCTTGTTTGGCCCATCTCAGGAATGCCGCCTTCTCGCACGGTCTCTGGCAGTCTTCGCGTAAGGCTTTCTGCAACTTGTTGACGCATTGATGGAACTAAAGGCGTTATAGCTCGTTCAATAGCCCTGCCTACTGGATAAGTCACTAAACCAGGAACCATTTCACCAGCCATGCCAGCAAGCTGTGTAACTACTGGCCCTGCGCCCTGCGCTTTAGCCGCTTGTTCTGCAACGCCTCCAGCTGTTCCAGCAGCAAAAGCTCCACCTGCCATCTTGGCTGCTTCGCCTACAGTTTTAGGTTGCAGCGCAGAAAGTAATTGACTACCAACTCTACTAGCAGTGCCAGCACCATATAGACGTTGAGCACCTAAACCCATTTGCGCTAACTTTGCTCCACCGCCAATAAAAGGAACGGCAGCAACGCTTTGCAAACCACGCTCAAAGACTGACGGGCCTTCAGGAATTTGGCTTGAATAAGTTCCAGGTGCTGACTTAGCGCCACCAGGAATCTGAGCTAGCGCTTCCTGAGTCTTGCTTTCAGGAATTAAATCATCATACCCAGTGCTTTTTTGAGCAGGAACAAGGTCTTCATAGCCTTTCATTTATAACTCCTGCCCTGTATTTTCTTTGAACCTGCGAGCAACCGCATCTCTTGGAGCGCCTCTTCTAATAGCATCGTTAGCCTCCGAACGTTGATTTGCAATGTCGCTAGAAGTTGCGCCAGTCTGCGCCGGTTGGCGAGCCGGAGGCTGGAACGTCATTGAACCAAATGGCCCAAGGTTAACGCCCATACCAGCGGCTTGTTGGGCTGCCGTTCCTAATTGAGATTGAGCGTCGGTAGGCGCAGATGGGCGATAAGGATTGTTAATGATGTTGTTTTTTGCTCTATCCAGAATCATCAATTTAGTTGTGAAGTATTCTGTAACGGCAGAAGGATCATTGCCTGGGCCAATAATAGACCTGCGCCAAGACTCTCTTTCATTGCCAGTTAAAGTTGCGCCAAATTTGTCATGCCTTTCAGGAATTTGAAACGCTTCAAATCTCCTAATAAAGTTAGACATTTCTGGGTCTTTAAGAACTTTTTCTCGGTAAGCAGCAACAATATTGCCAACTGCATCCGTACCAAAACCAAAAAATTTATCAGGGTTTTGCAATACGATTCGTTGCAAGTCTTCAAGTTCAGATTTAAGGTTATCTAAACCTCTAAGCTGTTTCCTTTCTTCTACTCCTAAAGATGTAGTTTTTGCCTGATCTTGCTCTGCCTTGCGGTTAAATTCAGCCAACTTTAAAACAAAATTTTGAGCAGCAAGCGATTGTTTTTGTTGCTGTGCTAAAGCTGCTGCTTGCGCTTTCTCTTGCATCCGCAATTTAAAGTCAGCAGCCTTATCACCGGTAGCAACAGCATCTCGAAATAGCTTTTCTGCTTCAGAGTACCTACCTTGAGCCAACAACCCTTTAGCTACAGAATTGGCAGTCTCTGCCTCAAGAACTGCAAGCTCTCCTTCAGCAGCCTTACGATCCGTTTCTAATAAACTCATTGCACGGTTAAATCGTTCTAGCAACAACTTATTGTTTTCTTTAATGGCATCTACTTGTTTGCCAAAAACATCTAACTCACGCTTAAAGACATCTTGCCTACCTTGGCGAAAGCCTTCCATTGCACCGTTAAGCGCCGCAAGACCAAGATTGCCTGCTCGTTTTGTTGCACCGCCAACCAATAGACCAGCGACAATGCTTAAGCCCATAACGTTTTGCAAGTCTTCTACGCTTGCAACAGAAGGCTCAAATATTGGCACTTCTTTTTGTCTGTACTCAGGCGCTTCTGATAGCTCTCTAGCTTTGAATGCAAATTCTTCACCAAGTTCTTTTTTTCGTTTAGCAGCTTCAGTTCTTAAACCAGCCTGTTCTGTGAAACTTTCTTCGGCTTGCTTTTGCCTTTCAATGGCTAATGACGGCAATTCTTCCCTAGCCATCTCGCCTGTCTGAATACGCTTCCTCAATGATTCTTGAGTCATTGCATCAATGCTTTTATTGTTTTTCTCTGGCGTACCAATGCGCTGTAACGCACGGGTTACAGGATCAGCCATGCTCGTCAAATCATTTAGTGCTGCCATGATTAGCCTTTACCAGGAACAGTTGCAGTCGTTGATGTCGTAACAGGCGTTGTAGTCGTGCCGTAAATCGTGCGATACAAGTTAGTCAGCGTTGTATTCAGCATGTCGCGTGTAGCTTGGTCGGCAGCATAACCAGCCTTAATAGCCGCCGCTTGATACTGATCGCCAATGCCTGCAATCTTTAAGCCTTGATCAAGTACATCTTGAGCTGCACGCTGCTCTCTCATCACAGCCTGAGCCTGAGCTTGTTGCGCTGCGGTACCAGAAGTTAAACCACGTTGCGCTAATTGCTGGCGCTCTCTTGCCGCCAACGCTTCGAGTTGCTGACGCTGTACAGGTGTAATCTCACCGCGCTGACCAGCCGCAATCATTTGTTGACCTAACGCTCGTTGCGGCGCACCAATAGCCGCTAACTCATTTTGCATACGTCTTGCTTGCTGACCAGCCTGTCTTGCTTGATAAATTGCAGCGGCTGTTCCAAGACCTGCTAAACCTTCTCTCGTACCAAGCACTTGCTTTGCGCCGCCCATGATGCGTTCTTGCATAGACCTTGGCTCTTCCGATGCAGGAAAATCCATTTGCATCTGTTTTGCATCGTAGTAACGAACATCAGGAATGCCCATGTCAGACGGCAATCGTTGCGGCGCAGCAATTGGTTCAAACGTGTCGTAAGTAAACCCTTGAGTTTGCATGGCTGGTTCAAAGCCTGGTGAAGCAGAAGGAGCTTCGTAAGTATCGTAAGTAAAACCTTGTTGTATATCTGGCGTAGATACAGGCATTGAAAATGGAGCGCCTTCATAACCGAAACCGTAATTCTCTGGGTCTTCCTGAAACTCAGGTAATCCTGTCATAGGATTGATTGCACCAGAGCCACCATTAGCCTTGAGCATCTCTGCTTCTCTAGGCGTAATGTGCGCTAACACCGTGTCTTTACCGCGCCCATGCTGCCGCACTAACTCAGCTAATCGCTGTATATCGACACCACCAAGTAATGCTGCAAGTTGCTTTGCCATGATCAGATTCCTAATGCTCGACGCAGTTTTAATGATCTAACGTTCCATACTGGTTGCTGCTCTTCTTCACCAGTACCTTCAACATCATCACCCATGCCTTCAGACAACTGCACTCTGGTCGGCAAAATACTTGACCCTGTATCTACAACCCTTGTCCCTGGCTTTGGCGTATACACGGGTCTTGGTGCAATTGCAAGTTGTTCTTCTGTAGCCACATCTGCTGGGCCTGCAACAGCACCTGGCGTTGTATCTTCAGGTTCTGCAACAGGTTCTGCACGTTCTACAGGTTGTTCTTCAATCCTGTCTAAGCCTAAGAAACGTATGATGTCGTCATCTTCACCATAGGTCGGTGTTGTTTCTTCTGCGGGGCCGGTATCAAGTGCAGGGCCAGTATCAACAGGTCTAGTGCCTGTAGGCGTTGTATCTAAGAAAGTTGTATCTTGACCTGTTGTATCGACAGGCGATACGGTATCGATATTGACTCTTCCTGTTGTACCAGTTAAGTCAATCGTTTCTGTCACTGAAGGCTGTGTAGTCGGTGTGACAGCCGGAGTAGTAGTCGGTCGTGTGGCAGGCGTGGTTGTCGGCTGTGTCGCAGGTTTTGTTTCAGTACCACCTTGCGTGATAACTGTAGGCCCATCTTGCTGACCCGTTGATACCGTTGGTGTGCCTGCTGGTTGCGTACTTGACTGCTGAGTAACACCTCTTTGGCGAACCATCTCAGACAAGACTTCAATTTCTTGGCCTACCTGAGCAACAGTCGGATTACCTGCAAGCAAGATGCGAATAGCACCAGGACTAGATGGCAAACCTTTTAGCGCAAGTAACTCAGCAACTACTTCTGGCGTAGCAGGAACATTGGCGCTATACGGGGCTGCTGATATGGGCGCTGTCGGCTTTCCTACGTCTGCACCATTACCTCCGGTTTGCGCAACCTCTGTCGATACAGGCACGCCGCCTGTTGTGGCTGGGCCTGTTGTGGCTGGGCCGCTAACAGTCGGGGTTGTCGTCGGGCCACCGCCAGACGTAAGTTGATTGCCAGCAGTAATCGTGAGTGATTGGCCTTGCGTTACTGGTGCGCCAGTTGCAGTATCTGTTGCACCAACAATCTTTGTTGCACCAGAGCTATCAATTACTAACGCTGTATTGCTAGCAGGGTCAGTGCTAATAACAACTGCCGTATTAGGCGCACTAGGAATAACTTGTTGACCACCTGTTCTTGCTGCGACAACAGGTTCAATTGCTAATGTTCCACCGGCAGCAGGTGTTTGATCAGCAGGTAACGGCGTTGAACGAACTGTAATCGTGCCAAGCGAAGGCAATCCTTGTTGCGCAATATTCTGACCGGCAGCGGCGATCTCTTCACCAGTTTGCACAGCAGCGGTCGTCTTGCCGCCAAGAACACCACCTAATACGGCATTGCCAAGTGCCTTGCTCTTATCGCCGGTAAGAAGGTAAGTTGTTAGACCTTCTTCTAAAAACTCATTAAAACTTTCTTTAAGTGGATTTAGTAACTTAGAACCGGCACCAGGAATCAAGCTCATGGCAGCAGTTACTGCGCCTGCAACACCAGCATCGTTTCTTGCAGCGGCAACTAATTGCTCTGTTGTAAGGTTCGGGTAAGCCGCACGCAACTCATCAATCTTTTGCAAGGCTTGATTGCCAGCAGACTCTGCAATGTTGAGCGCGAAACTACCAACCAGTGCTGCGGCTCTACCAGGTATAAGTAGTTGAGGTAGCTCTTGCGCCAGCTCTTTACTAACAAGCGTTAGCGAGCCAAGCGGATTATTCAAAGTCGCTTCAATAACAGCTTTTGCTATCTCAGTAGTAGTTGCATTCGGATTGGATGCTGTGGCATAGATTTGATTGATAAAGGCTTGTTGCTGCTGTTTAACATCAGCAGGTATAAGCGCCTCACCACCTTCTTCGATGACTTTTAGATAGTCAATAGCACGTTGCAATCTTTCAGGTGCAATACCAAGTTGCTGACCTGCTGAAAGCCAGCTCCTGCCAAGCTCAGCAAGACCTGATTGCAAGATGCCGCGAGTCGTATCAAAGAAACCGGCCTGCACTAATGCTGGGTCACGTTCACCCATGACGTAATCAACAGGGCCAGCACCGGATAAGTCTTCGTATTCACCTACAAAGCCAGCGCCTGATGCAGCTCTTGCATCTCTTGCCTCATCTTGATTAATGGCGGTTGATGCGCCTCTTGTAAAGCCTTGTATAAAAGATTGACCTGGGTCGCCACCAGTAGCTAATGCTTGCGCAATACTTGTCCCACCTGAAACCAAACCGCTATCAATTGTTCTGTCACCAGTGATGCTTAAATCGCCTGCAAGTGATTGAGCGCCAGAAGCAATCAATGAGTTAACAACAGCATTCTCAACATCGCCACCCATAAGCTGAGCGCCAGCAGCGGCTCTCACTGCGTTGTCAATGATTGGATTGCCAACGACATTAGGAATGAGTGAGCTTGCAATGTTTTGTTTTATTGCTGTTTCAATCGGTACGCCTTGAGCGACCTGAATACTTGTATTGATAATGCCTTGCCCAACAACTTGAGCTACTGCCGCATTAGTAATACCAAGCGCATTGCCAATAGCTGAGGCATAAGGGCCAAGTACAGGAGCCGCAAGCAATCCAGCAGCCATGCCAACAAAATCTTTGAAGGCTTGATCTGGATGCTCACCTTTATAGAATTGCCCCTCACCTACAGGAACAAGCTGATCACCTTGCACAGCGTACATCTGCGCATAGCGTTCACGATTAGGCCCACCGGTTTTGCCTGCTATGTGGTAGAACTGATTGCCATTGACATCGGTATATGGCGTAATCGATGTGCTTGTATGGCCTACTAAAGCCTGGTACAACGGATGCGCAGGGTCTACGTTGCTAGCAATATACTCAAGCGCAGTGGCTGGCCTTACAGTTTCAGTTGTTTCATTCTCGCCGCTGAACACATCGGTGACAGTGCCAAAATCCGTCACACCAGCAAACGGATTGTTCAGTACCATGTTAGGGCCGAGATTAGCCATTTACAGTCCTAGTGCATTGATGATCTGTTGATGGATCAATAAGTGGCTTTGCAGCCATTCATAGAAGTCATCTTCCTGGTTCCAGTCTGTATCAAAGAGATCAAACGGGTTTTCCAATCCAAGTTGTTCAGCCAGTGCATTATGTTCAACAGAATGCGCCCACAACCAATCGTCCAAGTCCTCAATGTCAGCATCGGCAATCGGGAATCGAGGGATAAGTATTCCCGTATCAGCAAGCTGATTCGCAAAAGTCTGGTGCTGGACGGCGTTTTCAAAGAGCATCTCGCGCAAGCCATCGCTGTCACCAAAAACAACGTTAGATAGAGTCTCCAGATTCACTGGAGTCTGCTCCTAAACTGAGTTCGATGGCAGGCACAATCCACTGGCAAGTTGCCTCATCAAGTACAGCGTCTGGCGTTGGTTTTGGTGGGATGAAAGCGTCACGAATTGGGTCGTAGGTATAGCCGATGCCTGCCGGTTTATCGTCGGTATATTCAATAAACCCCTGAATATTCCAATCATCGCCAGCAACGATGATGTTGACCACGATGCCGTTGGCATCAACCTGTGCCATGCGCTTCATGCTAAGTACCTCACAATCACAACACCATCGTAACCGTCTGCTCCATTGGCGTTTCCTCCACTGCCACCAGACCATCCTCCGCCACCACCACCGCTTCCAAAAGATGTAGCGGCGCTTGATGTGTTTGTGTTTGTTGTGCCATTATTGACACCACCTGATCCAGCTCCAGTGCCTCCAACACCTCTTGCCGGAGCTGTTCCTGATGGTGTTTTTAACGCCCCACCACCACCACCAGAACAAATAACGGTCATTCCTGTGAATGATGTGAAGTTTGCGGCTGTAAAGTTGGAGTCAATGTTTGTCAGCGTGTAACCAGCACCGCCATTACCAGCAGCCCCGCTGCCTGATGTAGACCCTGCAACACCTGCCGCTGTAGCGCCCCCGCCACCACCAGATACATAAATGCTGCCGTTATTACTTCCAGCACCGCCAGCATTTGTATTGGAACCTGACGCTGTACCACCATTACTTCCTGGATCGCACTGACCACCACCACCGCTACCACCATTAGCACCTGTACCATTAGGGGATGCCGATCCACCTCCACCACCACCAAGCGAAGAAGAATAAGTAGTTCCACCAAGTGCAAATGAAGATGTGCCCCCACCTCCTCCTTTAGCCGTAGAAGTTGATCCGGCACCTTTACCACCAACAGTTACTGTATAAGATGAAATAGATGCAGGAACAGTAGTGAATAAATCAAGTTCCCCGCCACCGCCACCACCCGCAACTTGATTACCACCCCCAGCACCACCGCCGCAAGACATTACTTCGAAACTTCCACCTCCAGATACAATTTCAAAAGTCCCTGAAGTTGTAAATATGTGATACTTATAAGAGCCAACCGTTTTAATTTCGTTGCCTCCAGTAGCGTTAGTGATCTTCCCACCGCCAGCGCCAAGCAATAAATTAAGAATTCCTGCCATAGTTAGCTCACATTTCCGGTGATGACGCACACCGTGCCGCTAATGAACAAAATTGTTGCAACACCACGAGTAGCTAAAGTTACAGAAGCTTTATCACTATCAGTCCCCGCTATATAAGCTGTAGTAATTGTGCAAGTAATTGTAATATTACCTGTTGTTCCATTGTAAATACTTACAACATCACCTTCGCTAAAAGTTGCGTCAGGTATGGTGATTGAACCGCTTGTACCGACACGGACATATTTACCAACATCACCCGTTGCAAGCGTATAGCTACTTGTTTTTTCGCCAACGGCTGGAACATTCAAGTAACCAAGCGTTACAGTAGCTCCGGCATCCGGTAGATTGATCGTGCGATTAGCCGCTAAAGTTGATGGCGCTGTTACCGCAACATAATTGGTTCCGTTGTCCGTATCTTCATACAACCGCAAATCAGCAGGCCCAGATGATGTGCCACTGACGTTAACCGTACCAACAAATGTAGCTGCGCCATTGTCATCAACGCTTGCTGATGAGTTTTGAATAAGCGAACCGCTTGTCCCGTCAAATCGTGTAATTGCATTGTCAGTTGAACTTCCAGGGCCGGTCACTCCACCAGCTTTTAACCCGCCTGATGTTGTAAATGTGCCATCAAGCGTCCAAGTGTCGTTAGCAGCTAACGTAACCTTAGCAATCTGTCTTGTAGTTCCGCCGCCTGCTGAGTTGTTATAAGTAATGGTTACCGTAACAGCAGCCGTATCTTTATTTTGAATGGTGATCCATTTGATGACACGCTGAGTAGACGAACCTGGCGCGGCAACAAGCGTTACCGCAGACGTGCCATTTAATGCGCCATCGTTTGCTCCTTCAGTCAACGAGCTAGAAGTGCTGTCAGCATAAGCGGCTGTGAATTCAGGATTGTTAGTCGCGGCAGCGCCCGACATCACAGCCTGAATGGTTTTAGTAGTTGCGTCGAGAACTAAAGTTGCCATGCTTATTTCCTATGACAAAAACCAAGCAAAGTTTTTTGCAATGCTGTTACCACCGCCTGATGCTGTAGCCCAAGACAAAGTTCCAGTGCCGTTAGTAGAAAGAAACTGGCCGTTTGTGCCATCAACACTTGGCAAAGTCCATGTTACGTTGCTTGAAACTGTAGCCGGCCCTTGAAAAGCAACATAGTTTGAAGAATCTGAATCAGAAAATCTTACGTCACCTTGCGCATTTAACGTAATGTCTGTGAACGTTCCTGTTGTTGGTGTGGTGGCCCCAACAGTTCCATTAATATTAATACTAGCTGTGCCAGTTAAATTAGTAACTGTTCCAGATGATGGCGTACCTAATACGCCACCATTGACAACAAATGCACCTGCTGTACCTACGTTTACCGCAAGGGCTGTGGCAACACTTGTTCCTAAACCGCTAACGCCTGTAGAAATCGGCAAGCCGGTTGCATTAGTTAAAGTTCCTGAAGAAGGAGTTCCTAATACGCCACCGTTTACTATTACCGCACCAGAACTGCCAACATTAACTGCAAGCGCTGTTGCTACGTTCGTACCAAAGCCTGATATGTCTGTGCTTAGTGCAACCTGCGTCCAGGCAAATGCAGTGCCGTTCCACTTCAAGAACCTATCTGCTGTCGTAGGCGCAGTAACAAAGCTCGTGGAGTTGATCGTATCTTGATACAACAACTGATTAGCGGCACCACCTGCGACATCAGTGGATAGCGTTGCAGAACCAACGGTTACTGAAGATGGTGCTACGTTTTCCCAATACGGGCCTGTTGAGTCATATTGAAGCAGATCACCATTGGCAACGCTTGTGATGCGCACATTGTGCAGTTCATCAAGCTCCCAACCATTACTAATGTTCAGGAAGATTTCACCAGACGATGAATTGACCTTAACAACCCAGCCTAGAAATACGGTGTGCGCAGGCGCTAAGGGTCTCGTTGCTGTAAATCCACCAGCAGTCTGCGATAGGTAAATTGGATCGCCTTCTGTAAACCCATTCGTGTTTACACCTCTGACTGGGCCAAAGGTTGCGACAAATCCTTCTGCGCCAGCACTGATCGACTCGATCACTACGCCAAGCGTTGCAGCAGAAAGCGGCTCACTATCAGCATCTGCCAATGTCACGGCAGGTCTTTGGCCTTGTGCGCCATTAACAGCAACAACCTGGCCTACAGAAAGTGTGCTGCCACTATTGTTGTAAGCAAGAACAACGCTCTCTTGCCCAACCTGCAATTCAGCGTTACCACCTTTAAGGCCAAAGGCTAAGGTGCCATCACCGGAGTCATACCAGAGCTTGCCAACTGCCCCAGTAACCGTAGCAGTCGTGTCAAACTGGATGTAATCTGGCGTACTAATACCGCCTGTGATGCTATCGAGACTCGTGATGTTAGTGTTTGCACCTGAGTTAGCAGCACCAAAGGTGTTGTAACTGATTGTGCGAGCAACAGAACCATTAAAGGTTGTGCCTGAAGCATCACCTGAACCGCTATTGTTAAAGGTTGCTGCATAGGTTGTTGTACCAGAGCCGCCGCCACTAACCGATGCCCAAGTCAGTCCTGATGCAGTAGTCGAGTCAGCAGTAAGCACATAACTATGTGCTCCGACACCAAGCCTGATGTTATCGGTGCCATCGTAAACAATGATGTCACCCTTGGTTGTCGTTGGCGCTAATGCGTCAAACGCTGCAACATCTGTGGTTTCACCCGTGCCACCATTGGCAATAGGAATTGTGCCTGTAAGACTGATGTCAGGTGTTGTGCCGCCAGAAGAGGCCAGCGGTGCCGTTGCAGTAACGCCTGTAACACTGCCACCGCCTGACGCTACCGAATCCCATTTAAGGCCAGAACCGGTTGTACTGTCAGCCCGTAGGTAGTAACCATTGGTTCCAACGCCAAGGCGAATGTTGTCATTGCCGTCAAAGACAATGATGTCGCCTTTAGTCGTGGTCGGAGCAAGTGCATCAAATGCAGCGCCTGCTACTGTTTGCCCTGTGCCGCCGCTACCTATGTTGAGTGCGCCGCCAATCGTGATCGTGCCCGATGTCGTGACTGGGCCACCACTGGTTGTTAATCCTGTCGTACCGCCAGAGACATTAACATCCGTTACGGTGCCTGAACCGCCACCTCCACCTGATGTTCTAGAGACTGTCTTTAATGGCATCAGTGGCTCCTAATCAGAGTCCGTCACCAGGGGTGATGTAAATCGCTGCCGCACTTGATGAGGTGATTGCAGTGAAGTAAGCATTTGGCGGAAACGTGAGAATTTCATCAGTTCCTGCAAGCAAAGGCAAGACTGTTTTGCTGTTTGATCCATCACCCGTCGGAATAACGCAATTGCTGTCAGCAGTAGCAGCATCCATTGCAAAGGACAGGAAGGCTGTTACCGCCCCATCGTTAATAACTCGGTACTGATTGCCACCAAGTGTGGTCGATGGTACTTGCACCGATGATGGCGCAGTCGTAGCCGCTGTGATCTTAACGGTCTTGCCGGAAATGGTAAATGCTTGTATTCCCATATTGACCTCTATGAACTAACTGCGCCAGTAACAATGCAAACCGTACTACTCAAAAACAAAACTGAAGCAATGCCCCGTGGAAAAACCTGAATGGTCGCTTTATCACCATCAATTCCTGACAAATAAGCTGTTGTTATTGAACAAGTTACTGTCACATTGCTAGCCGTATTGTTCACCAGTCCAACAACATCGCCATTGATAAACACAGCATCAGGAATCGTAATCAAACCACCCGTACCAATCTCAACATACTTACCAACATCAGTTCTCGCAAGCGTGTAAGAGCCAGTCTTCGCACCAACCGGTGGAACCGTGAAGTAACCACCCGTGCTGAGCAACAAGAATTGAGTGCCGTCATAGATGATGTCGCTTACAGCGCCAGAAGGTATAGCACCTGGGCCAAGTGCAGAACCATTGGGATAAACAATGTTCTTTACGCCCTGCCCATTGACGTTAATCGTTGACGCACCCGTATTTGCAATGCTTGTCTTAAATTGTATTCTAAGGCCAGCCGTGTAAGTCGTTGTTAAACTTGAAAAAGTTACAACGTAGGCATTCACTACACCCGTATCAACAGCGTAGTTGCTGTAAGTGTTTGCATCATTAACAGCACCAGAAAGCGTACTGAAATTGCTGTCAAGCTGTGACAACGGGATAGTTGTCGTCGCTGTAGCAAAGGTATTAGGTACAACAATAGGCTTAGTCATCAGAACCTCGCTCGCAATTCATGCTCTAACTGGAATCCATTGATGACAAAGTTTGGCGTGTTTGATGTCACCGTCAAACCAAGGTACTTTCCGTATTGCTGAGCATCGTATTTATAAAGCTGGTAGCCCACAGAAGCCCATCCTATCGCTGTTCCGCTGTTATTCAACCAGGGAATGATCTCGCCACTGTTATTTTGCCAGTTCACAGTGTTTGTGAGTGAAATTCCTGCGCTAGATCGGTTCTCATTGTCCACTGTAACCGTCAAAATACCTGCTTCTGTATCAGGAACGGTCGCTTCAACACCAAATTTCAGGGCTTGTTTGTCACGAATTGGATCATTTAAGGCCCAAAGTGCAGTTTTAATCTGCGTAGCAATCGATTGTGTGCTGCTTGAGTACAGTTTAACCAGGCTTGTGCCATCTGTGCCGTACATATTGAGCTGACCACTCACAGGAGCCGGTGCAATCACCACAATCTCACCCTGATAGGTCATAAACCACTTGCGATCAAAGAAAACCGCTTGCAACTTGCGCCCGTCATACACAAACTGGAAGGCTGCGCACAGAATATTGTTGATAACGACCTGTCCACCGTAGATACCAGACGCAAAGTCAATATCAGGAAACACACCGTCTAACGCATCACTGATCTTGCTGGTCGTGGCACCCACTAATGCGTAGATACCATAGCGATTCATGAAAAAAATCGACCTGAAGTAAGCAAAAATCGCATATTTCAGGTTAGAACCAATCGATGCAGAGATGTTTGTGTTGGTAAAGAGCGTTACACCGGTCGTGCTGACACGCACATCTGAGAATACGTTGATCGAATCCGTGCCAAATATGTAAAGAAAGTTGTTGGCAGAAATGATCTGAATGATGTCGCCATGTAGCGTGGCATCAGTAATGGTGATATTGCCTGCCGATACGCTTGTAAAGTCGTAATAGCTATCGGCTGCGGTGTAATAGATCGTCCGATTCTGCGCAATCCATACTCTGCCGCTAAACGATGCAATGGCAATACCAGGCTGGTTGATGACTGTAGCCGTAGCCGTTGCGCCCGTACCGCCACCGTTACTTACCGTCACATAAAGCAGCGTTGCAGTGCCGTTTGTTTGCGATCCAGAGGTGTGAGTTGGTGCGGTTGAACTTGTCGTTCCAGCGACAGTTACCATGTAGTAATTGCCACCTGACGATAGCAACGTTCCTTTGGTAACTGCCGTGGTACTAGCCCATGCAACCGAACCTTGAGAGCCAATATAGACGCTAGGCGCTGAGGTATAGCCTGTACCGTATTCCGTGATGTTAATGGCTGTAACCGCAGAACCGCTTGCAGTAGCTGTAGCCGTTGCTTGTATGCCACCTGTCTCGTTAGGTGGCCCAATCGTTACAGTCGGTGCTGATGTGTAACCTGACCCTGCTGCTGTGATCGTGATGGTCGCCACTGAACCGATCCGAACGATATTCGTCCCGTCGAACGAAGCGTATCCATAAGTTGAGTCAATGATAAGGATTCGTTCGTTCTTCCACTGAGTGATTTGTGTGGTTGAGCCGCTAAATGTCGCTGCCGCTGCCAGCGTTGACTTTGCGTTAGTCCCCAGGTTGACATACTCCGCACCTCCATTTGTGAAGAAAGCAAAGAGATATTCAGTTCCACCGATGTTGCCCTGCGCCATGTAGTAGACCGTGCCACTCCATATCACTGCGCCAACGTCGGTTTGCTTGTTAACGACCTTGAGATTGCCGAATCCAATCGGCATGACATTTTCTAGCCAAGCAAACTCAGTCTCCTGAATCGAAGTGCGGTTTGCTTTGGTGTTGACACCCTTAAAGTCTTTGACGACCTGATACGACTTTTTCTGCTCAGTCGCAGCCATGATCAATACGGAATGCTATAGGGTGTCGGAAGTCGGCGCGTCATGGTCGAAGTCAGTGCTGCCTTGACTTGCTGTTCATACTGCGCCTTAAAGATTTCTGCTTCACCGTATGACTGCTCTTTGTACTTTGCAGTATGTGCTGCGTAGTATTTAACAGGCTTGGTATACGGGTCAAGAATGGTTTCAATGGATGAGTTCGAGGTCAGTGGCTCAGGAAGAATCACTGTATCGACTTCAATCTGGTAGTTTTGGTCAGGAATCGGGCCAAAGTAAATCGTTTGCTGTCCGTAAATGCTAAAAGCAACTGGTCTACCCGTGTAATTCTGCCAAAAACGCAACTCTGCGTTGAACTGGCTCCAAGCAAGGTAGCGCAACGGAATACGGGTGTTACCCCAGTATAAATTGACGTTTAAGACATCAATTGTGCGATTAGCTTGCGGAAGCGCTGCATAAGACAGCGTTTCAACCGCATTAAGGATGGTATACGACTGGATCGTACGCAAACAGCCGGTATCTCGAACGACACGCTCTCGCGCATCATTGATATAGTCGGCTAGCTCGGTATCCGTCCAAAAGTTACCAGCCGCATCGTGCAGAAGCCTTCTAACTTCCGTGATGTACCCCGAATACGTTGCCATTCAAACCTCATTGAGTGGACACCGTGGATGTGGACTTTTGCCCCGCCTTGCCTTTAGGACTAGGAGGGGCTACTCGCTCCACCACCAGGGCTGACAAGTGGCTGGTATCTGCTGGTTCACGGCTAAATGAAAACTCGCGTAAGCGCTTCATTGCAAGCTCATACTCGGTATTCATCTTCATCCAGCCTAAACGAGCAAGGTATGGAACTTTGTTGTCATCGCCGTAACCAAAGATGTGTGTTGCAACCTCTTCAGGTACGCCGATACAGGTATTAGGCGGGAACTCATACGACTGACCATCGAAACGGTCAACCAGTGTATGAGCGCCCTTGTTGGTAACGTAAATCACGCTTGTAGAATGTCGCCGTAGACGTACACATCTGCCGTTGCTGCTGCACCTTGAGCGGTGGTCAGCGACAAATACAGATTAGGAATGCTTGATTTTACCGTCGTACTTGCACTGCCCGACGTATTAAGCGTCAGATCAAGAAACAAGCCAGAAGAACTAAGTGAAGAGTATGCTTGGGATGACGCTACAACCGCAACACCACCTTTGGAGGCAGCGGTATAAACGCCGCCTGCCGCAGTGGTCAACGAAATTGAAGCATTAGCCACCACGATCCGCCGAATAATGTACTTCGACGGGTTGCTAAACATCGTGATGATCTGATCGTCGGTCGAATTCATGTTCGCGCCGATCAGTGTCCCAAGCAGGATACCTCCGAACTGCTGAGGTAGCAGACTACCTACTTTGTTGGCATCCATGCTTTACTCCAATTACGTGTTGTAAGTACCGGTCGCTGCTTGACCACCATTGATGGTCAGATACTGCGCAGTCACGGTTCCCGATGCTGAACTCCATTTGACGTTAACGCCATCAGAGATCACAACGCCGCCAGTGGTTGTTGACGCAGCCATGATGCTGGTAAACGTCGTACCATCCAGACTAGCCTTAACCGAAAGGTTAGCAACGGGGAACATGATGTACAGACCGGCAGGGATAACAACATCCGTACCCGCTGCAACAGTCTGCGAACCAGCGTCAAAATAAGCGCCGTCAGAGTTTGCGGCAAGACCGCTAACAATGATTTTATTAAGTGCAAGTGCCATGTTTTACTCCTTACAGGGTCAACGAGTTGTAGCCCGTTACCTTGGTCATGGCCTTGGGCTTGGTGTTTACCAATTCTGCAATGGTCAACACAGCGCCAACATATCCAATCTGCCAGTTAGGCAAGGTGGACTCAAAGCCAGTAAAGGCAAACTCAGCCTGTTCGTGAATATACATGCTCATGTAATTCGTGTTGAGCAAGTACAGGGTGCCTTCTGGGCAATACGGATCAGGATAGATCGGTACGCCAGCAACCATCAACGCACGAAACGCTGCATTGGGGCCATCTTCACCGTTGGCAAAACTCGATCCTGGCGTAATCATGTAGGTTTCTTGGCCTACAAAGTCTTGTGCCAGCAACGTCCATGTGCCAAAACCGCAAACGCCAAAGGTCGGAACCTCTGCCGAGTTCTTCACGGTACCGGAGATGTACTGAAGCAAGTTCTGACGAGTCGGGTTAACCGAGCCAGCAGCGTATTGCTTTGACTTCCACCAGGTGTTGGTTGAACGGTTGATATTGCCGTAAGTCGCTGTACCAGTACCATCATCCACAGCAGCGGGAAGACCCGTGAATTGCTGTGTATTGGTGGTGTTAGTGTAAAGCGCGGTTGCCATAGCATCCATCATGACGTTGGTCGCATCATTCATGCGAGCCTCAATCAAGGGAATTACAGCGTAGTCTTGCTGAACTGCACCTTCCATACCGAGGAACGGCACGGGTGCAATCATCAGCTTGAGGTTCCACTCAGCGTTGTATGCACCTTGCTGAACAGCAGGCTGTGCAAACGAACCAGAGTAGTCCGACCACTGCGCGTTAACAAACTGGGAACCCTGAACCGGCACGGTGACGGAAGACACACCACCAGAGGCGGTTTGTGAATTCGCCAGCAGCGCGGCAAGCAGGGGCGTTGAGTTATAAAGCTGGACAACCAGTTTGGGAATGAATGCTCTACGAGTAACGTAGGTCAGTTCATTAAACTGACTGGTGCCCGATGCTGGGAGAATACCACCACCGATAGCCATGTTTAGCTCCTAAAAAACAGCCCTTAACCTAAACCAATAGGCCGCGAACGATTACCGTTACGCAGCTCATTAAACGCAGCAGCCGCCTGCTCTCGCGCAGCGGCAACCGGATTCTTCATAAAGTTCTGGATGCCCATCTTGTTAATGACAGCCGAACCATTAAAGACCGGTGTAGGACGATCAAGCTGCTTTTCCTGCATGATGTACTGCGCAGCAGTCTCATGGTTGTTGATACCTTTTTCAACCATGATTTTTTCGATCATCTTGATGTCATCTTCGTTTTCAGCAAACCCTTTCTCTTTCAACACCGAGCGCCGTCTTGCCAGCTCTTCTTTAGCTTCCTTCTCACGAAGTCTGGCTTCCAAAGCGGCAATTTTTGCCTCTTGTGCTGCAACCGCACGGTTGGTGTGCTCTTCAATCTCAATTTCAGGCACCGGCAAGTCAGGGTGCGCTGTTTTAGTGAGTTTTAAGAACTCACGACGAGTCTTAGGATTCTCGGCAAGCGCTTTTGCAAGTGCTGCCAACTCATCGCGTGCATCTGGGGTTAGTGATTCGAGTGACATGTTCAGCCCTTCCTAAAACTTAGTAAACTTTCTTGGTGTCCCCAGGCTTGCTGAGGCTCATCTTGTTACGCGACACTTTGTTAGCGCCAGACAGGCCACCAAACATGTCGTAACGAGGAGGGTTAGTGATCTGACCGTTTTGCTGCTGGTTATCCAGCGGCTTACGAATCGTTCCAGCGCGAGGCTTAAATAATTCCATTGCTTGCTCCTAGATAGGAAGGGGTGGTTTTTGCGTACCAGGGACAGGTGATGCAGCCATTGCTCGCATTTCTGCCGAGGCACCACCAGCTTGAGGCAACGTCTGGATCATTTGCATGATGTCAGCCGGAGCCAATTCTTTTGCTTTGGCATCCATCTCGCCAAAGGAAGAACCAAGTTGCCGAATCACTTCGGTAAGTGCTTTCGCCTCTTTGGAATCTTCAGGAAACTTTTGGAGCGCACCCATCAACATACCCATGCCGAGCTGCACATCGATGCGGCCTTGCATCTCTTCGCCCTGCTTGGGTTCTGGTGTTGACATGGGAGAGGCCATAGGTGGCGAATCAGCGCCAGACAACGCAGGCTTTTCTGCGTCTTCCATATCCTTTTTTTCTTCACCCTCGACTTCGACTTCGACTTTCGTCTTATCGCCACCGCGAATGAGTTTCATAATCTCTTCGGTTGAGACGGCCATCACTTACTCCTTTGCGCGGTTTGTAAGCGTTTACTCACTTGTTGTCAAGTCTAGCGACGCGAAGGACGCGCACGACGAAACATTTTGCGTTGATACATATCAATACCTTTTGCCAGCAGAACGGTAAGCCGTCCGGTTCATGGGTGCTCGCTGATACTGCAAGCGAGGTGCTTTATTCATTTCACGCAAGTCCGTTTCCGTTACGCGAGGTTGATCACCTTGTGAACGGTAGGAATTTTGCATATTGCTTGACGATTCACTGTTTTCGTTCATAACGCCTCCGGTTGAGCAGCACTTTCAGGCTGTTGCTGGGCTTGCATCATTTGAGCAGATTGTTGCGCTTCTTGCATCTTACGCAAATCTTCTTTCAATTGTTGTTTCATGGGTGGTTCAAGGATGTCAATGAGCCTTTCTTTGGTAATTGCGCCACGATCTGCTAGCGCAAAGGCCAAAGCACGCAAATCTTCGGTAAAGATAGGCGAATTGCTGTGAGCATCCACTTTCACCACAAAATCGTCGGTAAATTGGCCTGCAATGAACTTATTTTGGTCTAAATCACGATAAGAACGGGCTGAATAGACCTGCATACACTTCAAATAGAGCGTTGCCATCTTTTCTAGCGCATCTTCAACGATTAAAGCGCGTTTTTTAGCCCTTGAAGAGCCTAAACGTGCCAATTGTGAAGCATGACCAGCACTTCTAACGCCTGATTCGCCCCTACCTTGCAGCACATTCACAATGCCAGAGGCTTCTTCAAACATTTTGTCGATCTGATCAATCTCTCTAAAGAGATCATTGGGTATCGATGGCGCTAATTGCTCAACTTTCGCGTTCGGCATGTCGGTTGCAAGCAAGCCAGCAGCACGATTAAGCGCAAAATTCTTCTCATCAAGCAATCCTGTAAAGCCAATAAGCGCTGTAGGCGGTGCTACTTGCTTAGAAAGCAGGTCAAGAATTTCTGCCATGCGTTTATTTCGCATGTCTTGCAGGAAAACAAGCCTTCCAACCTCAGAGATACCCCAGTAATAGTCGTACTGAGGTGTTGGGCAAATCTGTACAAAGGGCAATTCACCCTTTAAGAACATGCTTGCACCTGGCCTGTCATACACAACGACGTTAGGATCGGCAATGGTTACGCACTGATAGTCTTCGGTGTCGTCATTCCAGACCCATAACTCCGTCATCTTGATGGTTTCTTCACCCACCGTTGGCTTATAGGTCTGCATCCCAGCGATATTGAGGTTCACATTCCCATACATCGTGGGGTCAGTAGCCGAAAGAATCAGACGCTGAATGCCATCAGGTACTTGAGACTGCTGCGATTCACCTATTTGCACCCGCGCAAAGATCGCATCTCGATTGGGGTGCGAGTAAAGACGAGCTTGCAGTTCGCTCTTTGTGATGTAGTAAATCTGTACGAGCGCTTCTTGCCTATCGGTGTAGGGCGTATCTTCGCGCAGCACACCCATCAAGCGTGGATCAACCATGTAAGGGTGCATACCCTTTTTAGGAATGAGCTTGATAAAGGTGGAGTTGTAGCAAAGCGCCCAGTTAAGCGCTTGAGCAAAGACCTGATCAGCGTTGGAGTTCAGCCAGTCATCATTCAATGCGCCAGTGAGCGAAGGAATCATGGACTGATAGCTAGGTTCTACTGAGGCACCAAGCGTGATGGAAAAGCGTGTCGTTTCTGCCGAGTAAAGAAACGAAGAGAGCTGATCAATGTGAGGGTAAATCTTGTTGTAGTAGGCGGGCGGTGCATCAATGCCTGCTCCAAAAAGATAGTAAGAGCGCAATGAATCGTATTCGCCAGTCCTTGATTGGATACTGACGGAGCATTTCTCCACTAAGTCATAGTAAAACTGCTCACGCTCAACCAAATCTGTTGGGATTTTCATTGCTTTATCTGCAAGTTTTCGTGATCTTTCATCACTACACCAGGTCTGGGCTTCGCCAATGTTACACCTGAGTTCCTGATTGCGGCTAGCCCACCAACAGTTTCATCCCGAATCGGATTGAGGTTGTACTGCTTGGCTTGATCAGGCGAACCCCATTTCACACTGAATGGGTTCTCAGCCATTTGCTTTTGCTGAGCATTCAATAAAGCATGAGGTTGCGCCTCACCCTCACGGGTGGACTTGATGTCACTCATGCCGTAATCCTTGGCGAGTTCTCTTAAGGTGCTATCGGCGTGTTTGGTGCTGTCTGATTTAAGACCAACGGGTTGTAGAAACACCAGTTGCACATCCGTGCAGCCAGCAGGACAGATAGCTTCTTTGGATTCAAAGAAACCGTGTACGGGGCATTTGTAGTCATGTAACACCATGATCATCCTTTCATCTGTTCATCAAGCGAACGACGACGGTAGTCCTCAGCCCTGGGGCGTATACCGACATCCAACTTAAAACCCTGACCATCAAAGGTCAGTAACGTGCGCCTCACCATCGCTGGCTTAGGCGTTTCTCGATACTCCACCCAGCGCTTCAAACCACGCTGCATGGTGCGTATTTCACCTTTCAATACCTGGGCATAGATTTTATTGACACGACGCTGTACACGCTCTGTAAGCGGCACCTTCTGGTAGATGAAGATGTCTCGCAAGTGATAGTGATCAACACCGCATAGCTCAGCAAAGTGAGGTAGCGAAATCCCTCGGTTCTTATCAGCAAAGAACTTGGGTAACTCCTCCATCATTTGCGCTTTCGTCAACATCACACACCAATCGCTTTCAGGTAATTGTTGATGGACTTTTGCATCACAGGCTCATCGCGCATGACTTCTTGCTCTTCACGCTTTGATCGCGTCACCCGCAAGGCCATCAATCTTGGCATGACTTGCTCAGCAAAGGCAACGGTCGCCAAGGCTGTGGCAATCACACGATCATCTTTGTTTCTGCCATGCGCTGAAATACCACCCATATCTCGAATCACAGACTTCATCTCTTCGAGCAGCTCCATTGAACGTACGGTCAACATCTGGCGTTCAAAGTAGTCCTTAAAGTAATTCATCATCCTTTCTTTGGATGAATGGGTGGTTAAGTAACCTAATGAGTTTGATAAACCACCGAGTGAATCATTGCGCCGCCAAAGGTAGTGCGACATGTGAGCCAGCACATCCATTAAACCTCTTGCCTTGTTAGCATCATAGGTCTGTGCTTGACGCTTTAAGTTCTTGATCTCGTTTAAAACGGCTTGACCTGGCCCATTGACTTCAAGGTTCAGTGTCGAGTTCTTGTAAGCACCAGCCAAGTAGCAAATCACCCAGGCAAACTGGTAAGTGTTGAGTTCATTGGTTGCAAACTCAGCCACTTGCTCCATACCGTCTGCATAAGCACGATAAACCTGAATACAGAAGCGATCAGCCCAGTCTGAAGAACCATAAGCAGGGTCAGCACCAATGACGTAAAACGCATTGTCAATGGGTTCTTCCCAGATTTTAAGTGTGGCTAGTTTCTCTGTGCTTTTAATCAGTGTGGTGTCTTCAAAGAACTGGCCCAGTGAGAAACGATAGTAGTCTGGTAGATGTTCTTTACAGGCTCTTGCAGCGTCTGTGCAACGAGAGTGTGAGAAGAAACTCGTACCCGTCATGACAAAGGCATAGTCTTCAGTCGGTGGAAACTCTTGATACATCAAGGCTTCATCTTTTAAGCCTTCAAACATCTTCCAGCGCCACCAGGCCATTTGTCTTGAATTGATCTCGATGCCATAGAGCTTCTTAATATCTTTTGTCCATTCCTTTTCTTCGGGGTTGAGCTTCCCATCCCAGTAAACCCGATACTCCTTGCTTTCAGGTTCAAGCATGTAGAGTTCATTGCGCCACCATCCGCAAAAGATTGCTCTCTGGGTTCTCGCTCGCTTAGCGACCGTCCACATGTCATGCCACATATTGAACCCGCGAGCCGTACTCTCAAACAGATAAAGCCGGTTAGGGTTCTTTTCAGCTAAAGATGCCAGCAAGGAAGCTAAGCCTTCTTCATCACCCCAACTCGAAGTCTCTGTGCCATGCAGGTAAGTAATCCCTTTGCCTCGACCTAGCGACCCCTTGGCTCGCAATCCTGCTACTTGATAGAACAGCCTTGACCTATTCTTCAAAACCATCTGATTGCGGTTATGCGTCACCAGTGGAATCTTGTACTCCGGTGGCAATCCATCCATGTACATCGCTAAAGTCGTACGAAACTGATCTCGGTTCTCTTCCGTATCCGTTGTTAGCGTTCCCTGAAACCCAGGATGTTTGAAATGCCAGTAAAGATCAAGTGCAAGTGAGATCGTCGTAATCCCTAACTGCCTACCCTTTAACACTACAAAGAAATGCACATCCTCGTTTAAGCCTTTAGCCACTTCCTCCATTACATACTTCTGGCTGCCCAGCAAACGATTCCCAAGCCTTTGAATCCCTAACTCCTTGGTTTCTACTTTGAGTTCCTTGCAAAACTTGTAGAAATGGTTCAAGTCAAAGTTCATGTTGTTCCTGGTTCATATTCGTACTTCATACAAGGCTTGGTTGCAATCAGCCCATCTCGGATGCAAATGAGAATCACCTCTTTGCCATCCTCATGTTCTTTTAACCCAATCTCTTGACTCCACCGGCATGTCTCGCATGAGGGCTTCCAGTCCATAGCTCTCCTTTAACCATAACACCGTCTTCTCTTCATCAGCCGTCAAAGAACGCTTCTTTCTCTGTTCCTGATACCACTTCATCGCCTTATACGGATAGGTTTTATCACCCTCCGTATACCGCTTTATCCAGGCAACCTGAAACTCATGGGTCATTCAACCCTCCAAACCCTAACCCCGTTGTCAATCTTCCTTGCCGTGAACTTCCTACCCGTCCTCTTCCACTCTCGATAACTCGCATTACATACCTTACTTAGTATCTCTCCCTCAATGTAGAAACTATCACCTACTTCCATTAAATGATAGGGATACTTTCCTTCCTTCTGCTTCTTAGGAATCTCTTTACCCTTCTCTAATGCAATCATCTCGGTACATCTCCTTATTGTCGATGTACCTATCATACAACCTAAGAACCTAAATGCGTTTTGGGAAATCAATTTTTCCTTGGGGCGGGGAGGGGAGTAGTGCACCTAAAACCAAGACCCCCGTCCCATTCAACCAACCAATCAGCTAGCTAACTGCATCTGATGTCTGCCCAAGTTGCTACCCGATCAACCCTGAGCACATGCCTACTCATGCACTGCGCAGGGGAAAGGTAACCCGCCCTTGTACCAAGTAACCCCAATAGATAAAACCTATCGCGCGGGAGAATCTAAAAGAATCTATCAATCTATCCCCAAGCCTACCAAATAACCAACCTAACCCTTTACCTATACAAATACATCTCCCTATCTTTATATATATAGGTTCCTAGGAACATAGGTTCCAAGAATCTAGAGTAGTGGGTTGTAGCGTTTCGTATGCGTTACATACCAAAGTATTACATACATAGCATTGCATAGTCTTAAGATTATCTTCGATGTTCAAACCTACTTGGAGATAATCAAAATGGATATTGCTCAAACAATCACTGACCGCATCATTGCTGAATTAGAGCAAGGCACTGCGCCTTGGGTTAAACCGTGGAGCGAAGACTGCGAGTCATACAATCCGGTCTCTGGTACGGTCTATCGTGGCATGAATCAGTTATGGCTCAGCATGATGGGCATGGGCCGGTCTAATGCTTGGCTCACGTTCAAACAAGCTATCGATGCAGGCCTGAGCGTTAAGAAAGGCTCGAAAGGCGTTCCGATCATCTTTTGGAAGCAATTATCTATCAGTAAGAAAGATGATCTAGGCAATGATGTAAACGCCACTATTCCAATGCTCAAGCATTACTTTGTATTCAATGCTGATGACATCGAAGGCGCAACATTCAGCAAAGGCTCAGGCAAGCTGCAAGGTTCTATCGATTCTAGAGTGCAGGCAGTAGTCGATAGGCTTGCCCTTACTGGCGGCGTTCAAAAGGCTAGCGGAGCGTTCTATCAGGCAAGCAAGGATTGTATTGGTATGCCTGAACTAAGCAGCTTTAGATCACTTGCTGACTATCACGCTACTTTGCTGCATGAGTGCGTACACGCTACCGGAGCGAAAACAAGGCTTGATCGTCAGCTGATGAACCGTTTCGGCAGCGAAGCATATGCCTTTGAAGAACTAATCGCTGAACTAGGCGCTGCCATGCTTTGCATGAAAACTGGCGTAGATGGGCAGCTGCAACATGCAAGCTATATCGAGTCATGGCTCAAGGTCTTAAAGCAAGATAAAAACGCAATCATTAAGGCTGCAAGCAAGGCTCAGGCAGCAATGGATTACTTGATTGATACCAAAGCAGCGGAAGAACAAATGCCATTGGCAGCATGATGCAACTTATAAGCCATTGGTAACAGTGGCTTATGGGGTGCACCAAGCACCATTAACCAATGGAGAAAACATCATGGAAGTTAAAAAGCAAAGGCTCACAAAGGAGCAAAAGGCTGCAGTGCAGCATTATGAGTATTGCCTAAGGCAAGAGGATCGATACCTTGGCAGCGTTTTCGCAAACGCTCACGGTCAGCGCCTAATTGAAGAAAAAACAAGGCAAGCCTATGAAAACGCTAAACGCTTAGGCGTTGCACATCTTTGCTAAGGGATAAACATCATGCAACCAATAACAGATAGCCAATTGCTAGCAATAGCCCCCGATGGCTCGCCTTTACGCTCATGGACTGAAGGCGATAAAACCTTTCGGGAGATATATACCTACATCAAAGCACAGTCAGGCATTACTTACGGTGTCATTAACGTGATCGAGACAACAACATGCAAAGCCTAATCGATTGGCTAATCGCTATCCTTTTTGGGATTGCTCTTGCCTGCGCAATCTTTTTTAACCTTTGAGGGGAAACATTATGAGCACTACATACAGACTTTGCATGAAATTAGCTAACGTCCATCAACCTTGGTTTACCAATCCAAAAGAACAAAACCAATTGCAACCTTGGCGAGTCAAACAACGCGAAAGGCTTGCCGACTCATTGTTCCAATCAACCTGGCGAGCAGATCGCGGTGCTAACTGGCAAGCGCATCAAGCTGACGTCATGCTAACTGCTAACTTGGCTTCGCTCATTCGCCAAGATATGACGCCAGCAGCAGCACTTGAATACCTAGGCATGATCTAACCCGCTAGCAATGCCCTTAGAAGCCCTTAAAAGGGCTTTTGGGGCGTTTTCTCTACCTAATTGGAGTCAACCTACATGGAAGAACGTAAACCGCCTACATGGCTCGATCTTATCGACCATCAAATCCAGCCCGATAAATGGTTCCGACCGGTCGATCAAGTCTGGCGTGAACATGGTTGGAAGCCACCTTCGACCGAGTGCCTGGAGACTATGCGTAAGCACAAAGCATTTAGAACCTGGTCGCATTACTCACCCTCGCGGGAGTCCCAATCGTGATTGATCAAAACAACCCAGAGAACTTGCAGAGTGGCTTGCTCGTTGCAGCGCATATGATCAGAAGTGCAGCAGGCTTGATAAAAGAACAACAAGCATTGATTGATGAGTTAGTCGAAGCATTGTGGGGCATGGTTACCAGTTATCACGCAGTTGAATACATGGAAGACCATATGAAACAGTCATCAGCAAAGGCAAGAGCTGCCATTGACAAAGCAAAAGGTAAGCCATGACTAAAAAACGATTAAAGGACATTGAGACACAAGCGATGATCGATAAGTGGCAGGAAGAACTAGCAAGACATGTTGCTTATCTGCCCATCTTGTGCGAGCAGGCAGGGGTTGATGAGCATGAGCTGCACCAAGCCATAGGTATCCATTTTTACGTTAGATCGATAACCAGATCAGGAGGGATTCAATGAAGTATTCACCATTACATCAGGCATACAAAGCCATCTTAGACACTGAGAGAAGGCTTACAAGAGAAGGCATCGATAGCAAGTGGCTTGACTCGCTATATGACGCATTGTGCTGCGTCAATGAAGAGATGAAGAAGCCAATGCCAATGGCTCCGCAATGGCAAAGCATTACAGCAGATGAAGTGCATGAAGCATTTAATTTCGTTGAGCTAGTCAAGCACTTAGACTTTGATGAGCAGAGAGAAGCCTGGTGCGAAACCTTTGCTGCTTACATTGAAGCCAAGCTGAAGGAGAAGAACACATGAGCCGTGAAGCTATGCAGATGGCGCTAGAAGCGTTGGAACAACTTGATGGCATAGACACCGAAACAGAGTGCGTGACAATTGACGTTGACGACGTAATCACCGCCTTGCGCCAAGCATTGGAGATAGATTTAGCAAGGGTTGGTGAGGTTGGTGTATGGGGCCAGTGCGAACCGCAGCCAGCATTAGAAGACGGTTGGTCAGATTGGGTATGCCCTAAGCCACAGGGTTATCTCATGCAATGCTGTGATTGCGAGCTTATTCATGAAGTTGATTTCAGGGTAGTCAGATATGAATCTGAAGATTCAGAAGTTTATGAGGTGGTTGATGACCCTAATCTTCAGGCACAGATGCGGGTGAAAAGACGTGATGACATTTCACCGAAAGGAAACACATGAGCAAAAACAAAAACGCAAAGACACCGGCGGATGGGCCAGTGGCATGGATGCACACAACGGCAGCAGGATTGGTTTACTTTCGTAAGAAGCCGCATGACAAAGTATTCAGCCCACAGGCCGTATATACCGCTGAACAAGTAGCCGCTGCGATTGCTGCCGAGCGTGAGGCGTGTGCAAAGGTGTGTGAGAACAAGAACACACTGCTTGAATGGCCAACATACGCCGCCGCCATACGAGCAAGGGGTAAGCAATGAAATTCAGAAAAAAACCCGTGGTCATCGAGGCCACGCAGTGGTTCAAGAATGGCGACCACCCACAAGATTTCAGTGAACGCGGCCGAGGTGGGCTGACCGAAGGAAAGGTCGTGCGCTACTACCGCACGCCAGAGATGGATGGACAGACGAAATGCAACCACTGCGACCAGATCATGCACGTTCACGGCTGGATTGACACGCTGGAAGGTGGCCACATCGTATGTCCAGGCGACTGGATTATCACGGGCGTGAAGGGTGAGCACTACCCATGCAAGCCTGACATCTTTGAAGCAACCTATGAGAGGGTGGAAGGATGACCCAAGAAGACATCATCAAACTGGCGCGAGAGGCTGGGCTTGCCGATTCCAACGGGGTTGTACATGCTTTTTATCAGCTTGAACGCTTCGCCTCCCTTGTTGCCGCGCATGAACGAGAGGCGTGTGCACAGGTGTGTGATGTGCTTGCTGTACATCCTGAATATGCGTCAGACATTACAAAGGTGGCCGCGCAAGCAATCCGAGCAAGGGGGAGAAATGACTAACCCCATCGGACTTGATGAACTTGCTATACAAGAAGGTATACGCAAGCCGTGGGACACCATCCTAATGATGGCAAGAAACCCAAACGGAATTTATTCGTTCACTGATGCGGCTTTATCACGCTTTGCTGCCCTTGTCGCAGCACATGAAAGAGAGGCATGTGTAAAAATTTGTGATGAGCGTGAAAGGGCCAATTTGTATAACATTAAAGAGTGCGCCGAAGCTATCAGAGCACGAGGCGAAGCCGAGTATAAAAGGGGTGAGCAATGAGAACACCCGTGGTCTATTCAGCGACGGACATCAAGTGCTGGAGTGTCTCAACGCAATTGAAAAACGGCTTGTACGCACCTGCTAGGCCTGAAAGTTGGCCTGGAATCAACATCAAAAAGCGCATTACTGCCGCGTGGATGGTGTTCACCGGAAAGGCGGATGTGCTTGTGTGGGGTGAGCAATGAACCATGATCTAGCATGGCTTGATTACTGTAAGACACACGGCATGGACAGCATGAACAGAAACACACGTTCGCTATTCATGGCAGGTGCTAAGGCTGAACGTGAGTATTGTCTAAGTATCTTAATGCATTTACATGAAAGAGCTTTCGGTGTGCACAACTACTTTCACTACGCAGCTAATGTTATACGTGACGGGGAAGGTGAGCAATGACATACTTAGCCACGCACCAAGGTTGTGATGATTGCGGTAGCTCTGATGCCTTATCAGTTTCAGAGAATGACAAAGGAGAAACATGGTCTCATTGCTTTAGCTGTGGTACAAATACTAAATTGTCTACAAATGTTGATAACTTCGTACAAAACACACCATCTAAGCCTAAAGTTGTACCTATGATTCAAGGCCAATATCGTTCGATACCAGTGAGAAATCTTAGTGCTGATGCACTGAAGGCATACAACGTACTACTTACTGAGGACTATGAGGTAGTGTTTCCTTATCATGACGTTGACGGTAAGGTAGCAGCATATAAGGTACGGCATGAAGCTACGAAGACTGATTGCACCATTAAAGGAGATTGGAGCAAAGCTAATACATTGTTCGGACA